AATGGTGTATCCTCTTCCTTTACTTCATACTTACCAATACCCTTTACACCGATTGGATTCGCCATTACATCAAAATGTAATGTGTCCATGTTTCTTTTGAAGATACTAATTCTTTCATCAATCTTTTCTTTCGGAACATCTGCAAGTATATCATCCAACACTTTACTCAATAAATCTTTCATCGCAACTGCAAAGTTACTACGAACCGTATCCAAACCTTTAACATGAATCTTATTAACCTTACGACCTGCATCATTTATAATTCTTAATCCATATCGTTTCTTAGTAATAAACAATCCACTCTTCGCAACCACCTCTTGTTTAATATCAAATACATGGTCATCAATATTCAAGAACTTCTTGGCAAAAAAGTTATAACTTTCGTTCAGATAATCTTGAACTTCACTACAAATCTCCATAATCCTTTGTGTCATCATGGTGTCACTTAACTTTTCATTTGGAAATCTTTTCTTAACCAATGGGACTGCAGATGCAAAAATAGAGTCTGTATCAATATAGATAACATAATCTTTATCGTCACCCAATTCTTTGTTATAAAAATGATTGGTAATCTTTTTACTAAACTTAATCAGTTGTTGACCTGTTAGTGTGGTTGCCTCGGCATTATCTAAATCATAGAATCTAAATACCGATAACCCTAACACACCATACATAGAGTTCAAGATAATCTTCTGAATATATTGTCTTCTATCAAAGTATTCCTCTTTATCCTTATCACCCTCTTCATGAAACTTCTTCACAAGTTTTCTCATCTCAACTCTTTCATTGAACCACTTTGTAAGTAGTGCAGGAATCAATCCTTGTTTATCTGTTCGATACATCACACCATTACTTGCAACACTAACTTGACTTTGATTGAAATATGTCTTCAATTCTGATTCAGTAAACTTACCCATTTCTTTACCATCTTTATTTAATATAGTGTAAGTTTTTTTATTACCTTTCTTTAGGAATTCTTCATCGTCCCAACCCTCGATTTTACCAACCTTAGTTTCTGGTGAAATATTTAGAGAACGAATAACACTTGGATACATTGATGTAATGTCCAAGTCATAAACCCATTTATGTTTTCCTGATTGTGGTTCTTGAACATAAGCACCTGTGAATTTATCATCAGAAAACTTCTTAGGTCTTGGTGGTTTATTAGGTGCAACCACTCCAATCTTTTTCAGATATACTAATATCGCACCCTCTAACCAACGACTTGACATATTGATATCTTCATAAGGAACATGCCCTAAGTGAGCTATACCACGAGCAACCTCAATAAAATCTAATTTCTTATCCAACTCAACCAATATTTTTACATCTCGAATATTGTAATCAATAAATGTCTGTAAGTCATTATCGTATAAATCGTTTAGAGTTCCCTCATAGTCAACCTTTTTCATACCGACTTCTATTTCACCGATATAATCTAATCTATAACTTGATTGTTGAGTAAATGTAAATTGTCTATATAGTTGTAAATAATCTAATGATGAAACACCAGCGATTGTGTGTTTCTTTTTGTATTCCGAATAAATAACTTGTGAGATTGGTGATAAAAGGTTTGCTACTTCTGGTCCTAATACTCTTACCGCTCTATTATATAGATAAGGTATATCAAAGAACTCTGAGTTCCAACCACTCAATATTGTTGGTCTGATTTCTAAATACTTTTGGAAGAATTTATTCAACATCTCATACTCAGTCTCATATATTTCTACAACTTTGTCATCTTTTGTATAACTTTTTAATCTTTGTTTTGAATCATAAACATAAGTAAAATATTTTTCTGTTGTGGAATCATAAAGTGCTATTGATGTTATTACATTTTGTGCTTTTTGAACATCCGGAAATCCCTCAGTTACCTCTACCTCGATATCGAAGAACATAACTCTATGTCCGGTGGATGCTTCATCTGAATCTCCATATTGGTCAACCAAAAACCTTGTCATTGGTGGAACATCTGATTCGTGAAGTGTTGGGTCGTCTTTGTCGAATTGAGTTACTTTCTTTAATCTATCACCATACAAAGAGACATGCTGTCCGTTTGGGTGTTTAACATATGCATACTTCCTGAATGGAATTTCGAGATGACCTTTTAGGTCGTCCCATAGATGCATTTTCATCTTTTTAATGTCTAAGAAAATATTTTGATACATAACTCTATTAATAAGTATAAGGGTGAAATCTGTAAATGTAATTTATTTTTGGGGTGGTGTATTTCAACCACCCCATAGAATTAGAAGTTAATAGTTAATCCAATGTTTGCATATCTTGGTGTTCCCAAGAATACTTCTGCGTTATGT